TGACACCCAGCGAGAGTTGGTTCAAAGTAGAGACTCTAACAGGGGACGGTGGGTTTATGTTCCTGAATGGTCGACGTGTCCACCCCATGGATCCAATTGAAGTAGTGAAAGGGCAATTGCCCGAAGTTAAGGAATTGAACAGACACGATGATGTGGAAGTGTTCCTCAATTATAGGGCAGATTATCTTGTCCAAAATAGGAGTGAAGTAGTATGAGTGCGAAGTATATTTTGATGGATCGAAAGATGACCGAATTGCAGAAGGAAATTGGCAAGTTGCAGATCGTCAAGTGGGTGTTGTTATTTATTTCAATACCAACAATGGTTCTGTTTCCTTTGGGTGTTATCACATTCTTTGTTTGTGGTTCAAAGCAGAAGAAGTTGCAGAAAGTCGTTGATGGATTGGAACTTGATATGGCATCTGCCTAACATGAGCGGATGGTTGGTAGCATTGACAGGGGTGATCTACTTCTACATATGCGCTGAGCAATCATTCAAAGGCAACGTCCCCATGGCACTATGCTATGCTGGATATGCCTTTGCGAATATCGGTCTTTATTTGGCAGTAGATAAGTGAGTATAGATATGACAGAACGCGAAGCAATCATCGATGGTATCGATGCGGTAAAAGATAATTGTGAGGATTATCTTCAGTGGGGAGAGATGAAGTTATTGATCGACCGTCTTTCCCATATGACAATAGAACAACCACATGTGATGATTGCACTTCTGGAGTCAGCATTCACAGCAGGATATAAACTTGCTTGTGGTCGCTGCGAAGGTGTCGCCCGAGCGGTTGTGTATGAAGCAAATGAGAAGGAAGCGGCAAAGGACGACTATGGTCAGTTCGAGCAAGAATTCTTAAACAAGTAAAACCAGTCGGCATCAGACAAGGAGAAAGTCCTGTGGCGTTATTTATTTTTAATTATTATAAGGAAGCAATTCCTCAGTCAGAACTCGTGGGTGTCACCCCGAGTCGAACAGTGAAGTACGACACTCTTGTCGAAGCGGTGTCCGAAGGCACTGCTCTGATTGACAACGTGAACTACAAGACTGGTTTGGTAGAATTAGAAGGATCCCCCAAATTATATTATTTCTTCAAGAAAGCAACAGGTCGTTGCGTGGGTTCTTCTATTGAGGAGAAATCATAATGCAAATGATTCGTGAAGTGACTGAGTGGACTCAATGTCAGCACAAAGTTACCAACATGGATTACCTCATCAATGATGAGGGAATGCTTGTAGCGATTAGAACACCAGACTGCGAAGACTGGCAGAAGTTCAGCAAACCAATTGTCAACTTCTCCAGGTCGCGCAGGAAGTTCAAGAAACTGAAGGAAGAAATTCCCACTACTTTTATTAAACCATTCACGCCTGATCCATGGGACAGCGTGTCGTACAATTCACTCGAAGGATTCATGTAATGAGCAAAGCAAAGAAGAAAATAATCCCAGCACCAGTGGACATTCCAGGGCGCAGGGTATCTTGGAAACCAAGCAGTTGGTCCGATATATTATACGGTGAGGTTCTTTCTGTACACATGAGACTCGCTCAGTGTCCTAAATATGAACACGCTAGGGTCATGAAGAAAGTGTTAAAGGTTATTATCCCCGATGGAAGAATCTTCACCCTGTCAGGCGAACATGAGAACTTACAGAAAATCGGAATGGCAGTAGTGACTGCTGAGGATTAACAATGCGTTGGTTAGCACTACTCACATCAATCTCAATTGCTGTTGTCGCAGCATGGTATAGTATCATTGGACTCATGGCAATATTCGCAGGTGCGACAATTGCTATCGCAATCATGGGTGCTGTGCTCGAGGTCGGCAAGTTAGTCACTGCTGCTTGGTTGCACGGCAACTGGAAAGCAGCACCATGGTTGATGAAGTCGTACCTCACGTTTGCTGTGTTGGTACTGATGGTGATAACTTCCCTCGGCATCTTTGGGTTTCTATCCAAGGCACATCTGGAGCATACCATATCAACAGGTGGTATCAATGATCTCCAGATAACAAACCTCGAGCGACAGATACAAAACGAGGAGCGAACGATCAGCGACTCTACAGTTGTCATAGCACAACTCGACCGAACGGTCGCCACCCTCTTGGAGTATGACAGGGTGCGTGGACCAGACGGTGCAGTAGCAACGAGGAAGGCGCAGAGCGATGAACGTGATGCTATGAATGCTGCCATCAATGACGGGTATGCGAAGATAGAGGATCTACAGGCACGACTGACACCACTACAGCAGGAGAAACTTGCCATAGAGGTAGAGGTTGGACCGCTCAAGTACATCGCAGAGATGGTGTATGGCGAGGAGAATGCGAAGGACTACTTTGACGAAGCAGTGCGCGGAGTTATCATACTGATCATTGTGTGCTTTGACCCACTGGCAGTTGTACTGCTCCTTGCTGCGTCTATGGGATTTAGGCAGAAGAAGATGTCAAAGGTATTCTACGATGACGGCAACCACAAAATATCACCGAACAACGTGGTCAGCATCGATGTCGAGGAACCACAAGAGTACACCGAAGAAGTTATTCTAGACATACCTGATGACGAAGATCTGGAGGACTACGAAATTTATGTTCCAGAAGATGATGGCCTGCCTGAGATTGTCGCTGGACAATACACGAAGGATATGACCCATCGCGAAAAGATGCTGTATAATAAGAAATACGGAAGTGAAGAATGAATAGATTTATTATTGAGGACAACCCAGTTGGATGCGCGCAGTCACTATGTGACTCGCATGTGATCAAGATGGTACTGGAAGAAGGTCAGATGCTTTCTACAGTACACCGACTGGTAGATGGTGCCGAGTATACTGGCAAGACAAAGACAGGCAGGAACAAGAGGGCATGGAAGATTGTCTATGGTGTTGCCCAAAGTCAACGGGAAGATACGCTGTACAAAGCATGTCACTACAACCACCCATGCACTATCTGGTCCAGAGAGACTCGTGGCAACTACGAGTGGTCATTCAAACTCTTCGAGGCAATCGCCAGAGAGTACACGCACCGATACGAAAAGACACACAAGACATACCAAGCACTGGCCAAGTATCTGTACTGGCCACCAGCAAACATCGACCCGAGCGCAGAGGTCACTCAATTTCCTCTTGCTATGGGTGCTGCGCCTGAGTGTATAGACATTAACAATCCAATACAATCATATCGCGACTTCTACCACACGAAGCAGCATCGTTTTAAAATGAAGTGGACTGGGCGCGAAGCACCAAGTTGGTGGCAAGGAGTTTCTTACAATGCCAATTGATAAGGACAAGCACGGTAACACGCAACTATTTAATATTCGCGTGCCACATTATCTACACCAGCAGTTCAAGGCAGTAGCAAAAGAGAGAGGTGTTTCTATGGCAAACCTGTTGCTGGGTTATATGGAGCGTGTTGTAAACGGCGAAGAGGAAGCATTAGAGAAGACGAGAGAGAACATAGACTTCGATCCACTGGCGGATATAAGGAACCAGTATGTACAAGGGGAAGACTTTTGAGTTTAATTTCACTCAAGCGGGAAAAACTGTTTCCTATTAACTTATACTGGTGCAAGAGTGATTTGCCGCATGCCGCAATAGAAGATTATGTTCGCGATAAGTTGGGACAATATACAGGATACACATCGTTCTATGACGACGAGTTTAACAGAGAGATGCAATTTGGACAACCTTTCGCCAAGGAAATGGAAGAGGATATGCGAAAACTATCAGCATCCTATTTACAAGAATGTGGAGTCCCGATAAAATATTATAAAGATGAAAAACCAAAGTGGTGGTACTCTTTATACCATGCTGGTGACGACCACTGCGTACACAATCATCCCAAATCCATAGCGGCGGGGACATATTATCCATACGCGGATAAAGATTCATCCTCCATACGTTTCTCACATCCTGTTCGTGGGTTGATGGATTGGATAAACTGTTATCCGACAGAGGGCGGCCCGATTGGCGATGCAGATAATGGTGTGGACTTGTACAGGAAAAGTTTTTGTCCAGAAACTGGAGCGATGGCGGTCTGGCCATCTTGGTTAGACCACGAAGTCAAACCCCAAAAACCCGTCTCAACTGACAAAGCAAGGATTGCAATATCATGGAATTTCGGATGAAAGAGACCAAGAAAATAATTATAGCACTTGCCATGTTGGTCCCCATAGTTGTCACCATCTTGACGATATCGCATATCGATCGATGGTGGTCATCCCCGATTGAACCCACCTCCCTCCAAACACACAGTATAGAACTCCCATAACTATAAGTTGTTGATTCTATTCACTTTTTTAGAACTTGTTCTTGTACCCTGATAATGCTATAATGGTTGTAAGTTGAGAGAGAAACCAAAGGGAATATGAAGATGAACAAAAATGAACAGATAGTCCTCCAAGCGTGTATCGATAACCAAAACGAAAACGGTGGAGACTTCGGTTTCGGTAATGAAGTTGCACCGATGGTCGAGTCGCTGTCAGTGAACCAAGTCGCTGGGTATCTTTCAGCACTCCAGTCAAAGTCTTACATCTACGTTGATGGTGTTGTTGTTGAGGGAAAACTCTGTGGACAGTTCGTCGTGATGCGTGCTGCTGTCGATGCACTAGCATTCGCAAGTGCTTGATTCTATTCACTTTTTTAGAACTTGTCCTTGTACTCTGATTGCGCGATAATGGTAACAGTTGAGAGAGAAACCAAGAGGAATATGAAATGAAAGACCTACTAATTGACCTGAAATATCACGCTATCATTGTTGTTGTACTTGCCAGCGTGCTTGTACCACTATACCTCATCGCTGTCGCAAAAGGAATATAGAAATGCCTGAATATAAGATTACATATCATGACAACTTTGGTATCAAGTTGTCTACTATAGTGGGTGCCACTAATAGTCATGCAGCAATCGAGTATGCTCGTGAGATGTTCGACGACCTCCGCATGATCTTGGATGTAGAAGCAGTCACTTCTATGACATTGGGTTCAAACGGAGAGGCACTCGTAAATGGAAAAATGTAGCATCACCAAGACTGGGCGATTAGGCAAAACAGATATGAGGAAGATCGATCGGGACGAAGGCATTTCCCGAATCGCCAAGGTGGGCAAGATTGAATTGTTTGCATGTTACATTGGTCGTGAGATGTTTGTGTCGGGATATATCCGAGACAACAGCGGCAACAAAGGCGATATGGTTATCTCATTGACCCTCGAGGAAGAGTACGGTGACTTTGAGCGCAGACAGTTCTACTCAGTCACCATGGTTGAGATTTGTCGACAATACAGCGGGTATGGACTGGCACCGAAGTTGTACCGCGCATTGATGCGAGCAACAGGCATCAATATCATTTCTGGATCCATCCAGTCGCGTGGTGGGCAGTCTATATGGAACGGGATGTTCGACACCAAAGGTATTCGACTGATGGCATATCGCCACACCGAGAGAAAACCACGCTGTTTGCGTGACGTCACGTTCAATGAGTTTCAAGAAGAACTCAACGCAGATGACGATTTGGTCAACATCTGGAGCGATTCAGAATACAACAACTGGCGACTCGTCGCTGAATATACAGGAGCATAGCATGGCAGGAATCACACGATACAAGATCACGAAGACCACCACAGCGATTCAGTTTGTGGATGTCGATACAGACAACGATGACGTCAACGTGTTCTCCACTTCGGATGACCACTGGGTGGTCATGGAAGAAAAGAAGCAGACTGAATTCTATCAGCAGTACGATAGCATTGAGGAAGCACGTGGACTACTGATGCACACCGACAACGCAAAGAACAAAGCAGAATATGGAGGCACCATATGAAAGATCAGGTTATATATCTGATGCAACAGCGAGTTGGTGATGCTCAATGGCAGAACCTCTACTATACAACGGGCATGGATTGGCAACGTGCAGACGAATGGTCAAAGGTATGCCCACGGTCTATCTCGGTTGATGGGTTTCCCGTCTATCGTCGACTGGTCTCTCTTCCACCGATGGTCTGGTTCGACTAATGAATGATATACAGTAATGTGAAAGAAATTTTTGAAGAGGAAGGTTTGATATGATCAAGAAAGAACATTGGAGTATCCTCGAGGCACGAGTCTTTGGGGGTCAACATGGTGACATCGAAGCACGTGGTTATATCGTTTCCGATGGTCCAGAACAGATATGGTTATTTTGGTATGATGAGCGAGTTGAAGAGATGCAGTACAACCTTCTCCAGCAAGTAGAGAAGGAAGATGATAAATACCTCTCATTCTTCTTTGATTATGATTATCTCCAAGTCGAGGTTTTGCCCACACCAACAAACACATACAGGAAGAGAGCATAATGAATCTCGACTTCTTGGGAACTACATTGCTGACAATTGGCATTTTTGTAATTCTTTCCCCGATACTTGGGTGGATATTTCTATTTTCTGCAATTACACTAGGTCTAATATAATGCCAATGTATGGTTCGATGAGACACTCGCCTTGTGGTCGTAAGATCAAGAAGAAAGCGGCAAAGGGCGAGACATTCAAGAAATACACCCCACCATCCGAGTTTGTAGCAGACGACTCTTGTGGTGGTGGGTATCGTAGAGGCGATACATCACAGTACAAGTCTGCTGACTCAGAGCAGCGTGGGGTGTGTAGTGCACCAGAGAAACATGCGTACACAGGTACACTGATCAAGGGTATCAGTTGTATGCACAAGAGCAATGCAGTTCCAGTCTTGAATAATCAAGAAATAATAGACATAGCGAGGATGCGAAGATGAAGATGAAGAAGGAAGTTTGCCGAGCGTATATGGATACAGCGCGAAACTTTGCGCAATGCTCCACTGCCAAACGGTTGAAGGTTGGCGCGATCATTGTCGACCCGAGCACAGGAGCAATCGTTTCTGTTGGGTACAACGGAATGCCTGCTGGACTGTCTAACGTCTGCGAGAGTAAGGTGGACGGTGAGTCGAAGACCAAGGAGGAAGTCCTCCATGCTGAGGAGAATGCCATCTGTAAGATGGCACGAAGTAGTTCTTCCAGTGAAGGAACCTGGATGTTCGTGACACACTCTCCCTGCATCAAGTGTGCTCGCCTGATTGCAGCAAGCGGTATTGCTCGAGTGTTCTACTCCGAACGATTCAAAGGGCGAATTGGTTGCGGGTTGGAACTGCTGTCTAAATGTGGTGTCAAGACAATATATGTCAAACCATATCCAGAAGATACTAATTGCCGTAGAACTAAATAGAACCAATAGAATAAAATGAATTACTATTGCAGAGGATGTTATGAAGGAAAGAGTTGAAGATTTACACCCAGCGGTGTTGCAGTGCGTGGATGAACTATCTACCTATTTAAAACAGGATGCAATGGCACAACACGATAGCAACGACCTGATGGTGTTTATGTGGACATTTGAACATAAAGGCGATCCAGTACAAATCCATATGATCAAGACGCAGAATGGTGGATATGCTCTTGCTGCTGCAGACTTTGGACAAGACGGGGTTCTGGCAAAGTCATGGACACGCAGCAATGGTGGGAAGTGGAAAGGAGCGAAGAGAATTGTTTGCCAAACACAGAATCTGCCGAACATATATGTTGGACAAGATGGTGTTGACGACTTAATATATTGAGGTAGAATTAGAGTACGAATAAAGCGAAGCAGTTTAAAGTAAAATGATTTATACTAATCAATGGGCATTCTTGCATATTCCAAAAAATGGTGGATACAACTTTAGGGAAAGAGCATTGCAGTCTCGACACATCATAGTCAGAGGTCAGCAGTATACTCCAAAATACAGAGAAGATCTACCCAATCAATTTCCCCACTGGCACCAACCTATATCATATCACATAGAGCACATCCCGCATCTTAAAAATTTGCAGTGGATATGCATAGTTCGCCACCCAGAAGATCGTTTGGCAAGTTGGTATTATTTTATAAAGACAAGGCACGAACCAATATTTAAAATGAATTTTCCATATGGCATTTCCTTTGAAGAGTTTGTTGTTGAAAATCGGATTAAAGATTTTATAGCGGATAAAGATTTTGATGCAGAGGAAGGATTGTGGAGAGTTGGAGATTTACAATCTAAGTGGTTAAATGTTCCTGATGGAGTCAACCTTGCTCATTATCGTTTGGAAGACCAACTTGGTGAGTTAGAATCTTATGTGGGGTTTAAGTTTTCTGACACAAAACATAATTATACAAATAGACCGAAAGATTCACATTACACAGATGAAATGAAACAGATAACATACATCAATTATCAAGAGGATTACGAGAGATTTGGATATGAATAAAGCGAAGCAGTTTAAAGTAGATCTTGTTGATCTCCCGAAAATAAAGAGAGTCAATATTGAAGGCAAACGCCACTATGTGCGAGCAGATGGATTGATCGCTGTCCCGTATCCATCAGTGACGACCATAACATCCTCCTGTAAGAAGTTACAGGCAGGACTCCATGCTTGGCGGCGAAGGGTAGGTGCGGAAGAGGCGCAGCGAGTTTCTACTGCTGCTTCTACACGAGGCACATCTGTTCACCAACTCATCGAGGACTACTGCCAGAACGATGGCATTGTTGTCGAAGAAACTTCTCTTGGCAGGAAACTGCCAGAAGGTGTTATGCCTGACTCATATGACATGTTCAGTCGTCTGCGCGATGTTGCAAATAAGTCCATTGATAACATCCGTGTTGTGGAAGGACTCATGTACTCTGACCATCTGCGAACAGCAGGCACGGTTGATATGGTTGCTGAGTTTGATGGCGTATTGTCTGTCATCGACTGGAAGACCTCGAACAAAAGAAAGACTCGTTCTATGATATATAATTACTTTAAGCAGGAAGCAGCATATGCTGTCATGTACGAAGAAATGACTGGAGTACCAGTGACACAATTAGTAACAGTCATCACTTCTTCAGAGGGAGACTCACAGGTGTTCATCGAGCACCGTGATGAATGGATTGGTGGGTTCCAAGAACTAAGGGATGCGTATGAAGAAAAGCACGGGAGTAAAGAGAATGTCTTGGAACTATAGAGTAACATTCAGACCCACGAGCGCGGATCGTGGATATGAGATCCGTGAGGTGTACTACAACGAGGATGGAGAAATCTCCCTATACAGTGTAGACCCTGCTACTGCATTTGGCGACTCAACTGACGAACTCGAAGTGAACATGAACCTCATGGTTGATGCGTTCAACTCTGATGTGGTCAACCTTGACAATGTCGACTATCAGCATCGAAAAATAAATCTAGAATAAAAAAATGCACCCATTGCGGGTGCATAGCGTTGAAAAAAATGTACCATTCTATTGGTTAATCTCATCCACATCTTCTTCTAGTGTCGACGCTCGTTCTTCCAAACGCCCCAACCTATCATGTATTATAAAACCCAAGTCCCTTATGTGTCCCGCGTGATCTGTTACGCGCAACTCGATGGTGGCATGAGAATCTTTAACATGTCTCAGTTGAAGATCGACATAGTTCATGATACCAAATACTGCTGTTCCCATGACCCCCAAGAGACCTACAATTCCAGAGATGATGGGCATCATGTTGGTCTTGGTTGAACCGTTGAGCAGGTGCTCTTCAATTCGATCAATGTTTCCAACAACTTGCCTCATATCCTGTTCTGTGTGTTTTAGTCTCCCCTCGTGAGTATACAGTTTTGTTTCGACTTCAGAAATCCTTTCGTCGTTCATGAATACACCTCCTTTCTGAGATAATATCACAAATCAATGTTGTAACTTGCTGCCACTTCATACCTCTATTTATGCATATCATCCTGTAATATGACATATTCGCATAAATATACAGAGAAACCGTGGTTGTGGACATGTTGAGAAGAAAGGAAACAGATATGTATAAGTGTATAGCAGGACTGTTAGTATTGGCATCCCTCGGTGGGTGTGCTACTGGACAACCAAAGCAGAAAGCAGATTTCGACAAGACTGGTGTGGAGATGTCCATCACTGTTATCGCATATGAGCATATGCCCGAACTGCTCGATGTTTACAACTGTACCCGCGCATCATCTTACCAGTATCCACATGGTGAGACGATTGACGGTTTTGCTGTCTTCTCGCAGAAAGGTCTGGTCTGTACTATCCACGTGTATAAGGCACCGATGTCAAACGAGTACAATAACTATCTTGGTCACGAGATGCGACACTGTCTCGAGGGCAACTGGCACTAAGTTGTTGATTCTACAGGGTATTTGAGACTTTGTCTTTGTACCCTGATTGCGGGATAATATATTCTGAATTGAGTGAAACAGGAAGGAAGTAGATATGTGTGATATAGAAGCAGGCAAGGCAAGAGTCAAAGAAATACTGGAAAGTGACTATGCACGGTGGTCCACAGATTCATACGGCAAGGCATATGAAGACTGCCACAACAGATACACTATTATCTTCAAAGATGGTCGAAACTACATCAAAGTCATTCGGAGCGAGGGAATCCGCGAGTCAGTTGTTGGGTTCATCGTGAGGAAAGAGACCAAAGGATTCAAGGTCGGTGACATCCTCAAGGCAGCGTCTTGGCATGCTCCAGCACTGAACTTTGCTCGGGGTCACGTTGATGATCAAGAATTGAAATTATCATGGGCAGGGATCTAATTATGACATACAAAACAGTCAATGACTGCCGAACAGTCCGATACAACAACGAGTCCTTCCCCGATTATGTCATGTGCGGTGAGGGTAATGTCTACAACAAGAAGACGGGGAGGATGTTGAGACCCAACTATCGTTCCAAAGGTGGTAAGAATCCAGCGTATCCAACCCTCGGTTTGATGCAAACTATTGTCAACCCCCACTCGAGGATAGGTGGCACAATGAGGAAAACTCGCACAATCTTGGTGCATATTGCAGTTTGTGATACATTCAACAGAGACTCGATGCCCATACCAGATGGCGTAACTGAGAAAGAGTGGAAGCGCACCCCAGCGTCGGTCAAAAAACAAATGAGATTTGCATTTCAGGTGAATCACAAAGATCACGACCAGCACAACCACCACCCAAGCAACCTGGAATACACGACTGCGAAACAGAATCAGGCAGCATACCAAGCGCACAAGAATAAGAAAACTGCGTAAGTTGTTGATTCTACTCAGGTTCTAGGAACTTGTCCTTGTACCTTGATTGTGCGATAATATAGTCTGAGTTGAGTGAAACGAGAAGGAAGTAGATATGAGCATTACAATTGAACAGTTGCAAGAACGTAGTGAAGCACGCAATCCCGCTCAGTGGGACTGGCGTCTGCTGGACGCAGAAGCAGCATATGCTGGGAACTCACCAGTTCTCAACACAAAATTCAGACGCACTGTTATAAGTAGTAACAGGAGTTTCTCAAACCTGTGCAGGAATAGACTGCGCAATAAAATGAAGCAGCGTCGCGCTGCACAACGCACGTGGAGTGGTGCCTATGCACTGCCCACTCATCTTAAATACCTAAAATTGGGAGGACTGTAAAATGAGTCCAAGCATGAATAAGCGAAACACATCGATCACTCTTTGTGGTGCACTACTGGGAATGTCAATATTCCTGAGTTGTGATGCGCAAGCAGAGCAGACAATGACTATCACAATACCAATGGGGACTAAAATAGTCGAGACTGAATCTTCTTGGTGTGAACCAGTCTACAACGAATCGCAGAATTCGTTGTATGTTCCACGCTGCTGGAGATTGAAACAAGAACCAGCACCACCGAATGCCCTCGAGCGTATAATCAGTCGTGCTACGAAAGACACCGCTCAGACCATAGAGAACCAACTCAGTAACGCTGCAGAACGTCAGATCTACGATATGGGTCAATCTATGCAGAACTGGTTAGGAACGGACAAGTAGACTGTCTCATGCAAATTGACTTTTGCAGTAGAACACCTCTCTATTTGGAGAGGTTTACTTTCTTTGCTGCCAAGCAGTTAGGACTGGCCAAACTCCGTGGTGAGATACACCTGTCATATTATCCGACTCTCGAGAACGACAGTTATGGATTGTGCTGGGGCGATGGCAAGGAAGCAGAAATTCATATTGCATCGAAGATGTCAGACCGCAAGGTCAGCAAGATTGATAAGATGAAGACCGTGGCGCACGAACTCGCCCACGCAAGGCAGTTTCTACGAAGAGAATTGTGCTTGGGTGGAGGAGATGATGAGTGCAACTGGCATGGCAGGTTGTTCAGGTATGACCCGCAAAACGAATCAGAAGCACCTTGGGAAGTCGAGGCAGTATCAGTAGAGCAACCCATATATGACGCATGGTTGACTTATATTTGGCAACAGCGCATGGGCATTGTATAAATAGACCTATCACGAGGAGTATACATGCCAGCATTCAAAGAAAGAGACGACCTGAAGATCCAATTGGACAGCAAGTGCGGGTATAAGGACTTCAAAGACCAAACAAGGAAAGGATTGGTCGTTCTCATACCAAAGGGTGGCGACAGGATCGCTACTCTTGAGACCATAGCGAAGAAGTTGAAGAGTTATGGAGGAAAGTATGACCCGAACGGTGGCAGTTCATCAGTAGGCAGAACAGTCTTCACTGGTGGTTTCTTTGCCGAGTGCAAGATCAAAGGTGGTGGTGGTAGTGGCGCAGGTTCAGACCTGACCGCATTGACTGAATCCGCTCAGTGCGTCTATAGCGCAGCACTGTATAACAACAAGAAGTATACCCACGCAGACCTCAAAGCAGTCAAGAATTTCTACATCATCGATGACAAGATTCAGAGTGTACTGACCAAGTTGCCTGATGATTGGATCGAGTCCTCCAAAATAATTGCAGCGAAACTCAAGAAAGAATTTCCAGCAAGTGGTAAGAACTATGTACACCACCGTGGTTCTCCGTGGGTCAACAAACTCGAGCAGCACTGGAAGAAACTCAATCAGGATGCTGGCAAACCATTCTCCAACCTCAACAAATGGTCACCTGCTGATACATGGATGATCTCGTCCAAGGGTAAGCAGATTGACATAACAAAGACAAAGACATTGGTTGAGTTGAACAACCTGCTGGCGAAGAACCTCAAGAGCAAAGATATAGTTGGAGTGTCCCTGAAGAAAGCGGTGGGCACGGTGTCGTTCAAATTGTTGAACACCTCAAAGAACCGTCCCGTGTATGCATTCGAAAAGGCGGCGATCATTGGTAAGTCTGGGTTCTTTGGTTCGGGCGATTGCTATCTGATATTCGACGGTGGCAAGGCACAGTTCAGAAAGTTTGGATCGACATGGCAGGGTGAGTTGAAAGGTAAGAACGCCAACATGGGTAAGATGTCAGGTGGGCCAGTCAAAGCACTGCTTGATAATATAACAGGCGACAACTTTATACCACAGCGCGATCTTTTGGAACGCGACGAAGAGACGATTGATCTATTCTACAAATGGTACAATGCCTGCAAAGATACACCGAAGATGAAGAAGTATGACTTCTATGCGGAAGTGGCGAAGAAAGATCAAAACTGGTTCGTTTCGAAGATACTATGCACCCAATTAGTTTCTGTGGTGGAGTCGATGTCAAAGAAAGACCAAGACCGTTTCACCTCGGGCATGGTCAACTACGCTGGATCTGAGTCCGAGTTGTCTGGACCGTACTGCAAGGTGTATTGATAACCTCTTGATTCCATTCAGGTTTCCCTATTTCTCCTCATTTCTCCTCTCGGGAGGCGCGAGGAGGACGCGAGAGAGCGTTTCGAGGGTCACAGATACGCTGGGGAAGGGACTCGAAGGAGTCCTCTCGAGGGCGCGAGAGAGCGTCTCTCGCCTCCTACCGTAAGTCATTGATTCTATTAGGTTTATTGGAACTTGCTTTTGGACCTCAATTGAGCGATAATATAGTCTGAATTGAGGAGAAATGAATATGTTGAACCTGAAAGAAATTAGCAACCAAGAACTTGCCACTATGCGCGATAACGCATATGAAGCAGAAATGCGAACGCGGAATATGCGGTGGATGCACGACACTAAAGCGTCAGTGTCTAGGCGAAGCACATCAGTCTCGCAAGAGGTATGTCGCAGACTGGTTGAAGGTACGATAGAATTTGATGATAATGGAGAATTGAAATGAAAATGAGTTTAGAAGAAGCAGAAGCACTCGGAGTCGATCTGACTGTAGGATACGAACCACGTGGCCACAATGAAGCGGCACTGGCGCGATGGAACGCAGTCAAGTATCGTGAGAAGACAGAAGCAACAATCCGTGACACCAAGGTGGTCGATGAGATCGCTGCAATCATAGAGCGTATGTAGATGGCAGAAAAGAATACTCACATGACCCACATCGAGGACAAAGTCCTCTATGGTGGAATCGACGGGACTCGACAAGCAATCGCTGGTCTGGTCTCATTGCGCAACATGCTTCAGGGGAATCACAAGGGTGATGTCTCAGTGAAGTGGGATGGCGCACCAGCAATATTCGCTGGGACAGATCCATCGGATGGCAAGTTCTTTGTCGCCAAGAAAGGAATCTTCAACAAGAATCCAAAAGTTTATAAGACTCAAGCAGACGTTGATGCAGACACCTCGGGTGACCTCAACAAGAAGATGAATGCTGCCCTAGAGTTGCTGCCTGCACTCGGCATTAAGGGTGTCATACAAGGCGACTTCATGTTCAGTGCCGATGACGTTGAGACAAAGAAGATTGACGGGCAGAGGTATACTACGTTCCACCCGAACACACTTGTGTACGCAATTCCATATAAGGATCCAGGAGCAAAGTCAGTGCGCGATGCGCAGATCGGTATCGTGTGGCACACCACATACAAAGGAGACTCATTCGAGAATATGTCTGCGTCATACGGAGTCGACGTCAAGAGGTTGAAGAAATCAAGAAAGGTTTGGTCACAGGATGCTATGCTGCGTGATTTTAGCGACACAGCGACTATGACTTCTGCTAACACCAAGAAGGTTGACGCATACCTCAGTGACGCAGGGAAGATCTTTAAAAGAATATCATCTGGCGTATTGCGAGAGTTGGAGGCGCACCCTGAGTTGCCCCAATTGATCGAGCAGTTCAACAACACCTATGTCCGAAAGGGCGAGATGCTGCCCGATTCCAAGATACATGTCCTCCACCTACAGAGTTGGTTGAATACTAAGTATACCAAAGAGATCGACAAGAGGAAATCAGAAAAAGGCAAGAAGGTACAGCAGAAGAAGTTGTCCTTGTTGTTGAGGTTCTTTTCGAAGAGCAATACCGCTGCGCTAATTCAGATGTTCGAATTACAAAAGAAATTAGTATTAGCGAAATTGATCCTTATAAATAGAATGAGTAAGTTGGCAGGAATCAGCGCGTTTGTACGCACGAAGAAAGGGTACAAAGTAACTGGTCAGGAAGGGTTTGTGGTTATAGACAAACTCGGGGGCAGTGCTGTTAAACTAGTCAACCGTATGGAATTTTCGTACAATAATTTCTCTCCAGATATCCTCAAAGGTTGGGAGAATAACAACAGGAAGTAGCATGGCGAAGACACTGAAGGAGTTTGTAGACAGCGGAGAGGTCGAACAGACCACCGAAGCACTCACACATGCCCAAAGAATCCAAGCATCTATTCGAATGAAGAAGATGAAGAACCGAATTAAGATTGGGCGTGAACGTGCTGCTCGCCGAACTCCGACCATGGACGTGGTCAAGAAACGCGCCATGCGTAAAGCAAGACTGACTGTACTGAAGAAATTGACCAAAGGGCAGAGTAAATCAGATTTGGGTTTCTCTCGCCGTGCCGAAATTGAAAAAAGACTGACAAAGAAGACGGCACTTATACAAAGGTTGGCGAAGAAGTTGATTCCTGTAGTGAGAAAACAAGATAGAGACCGCAAGAACGCAAGCAAGACCGAGGAAGACTAGTAGAAATGCCAATATCATTTAAAGACTACCTTGTTGAAGAGGATAAGGTGGCATTCTTCACCTTTGGTAGAATGAATCCACCAACCATTGGACATGAGAAAGTCCTAGACAAACTCGCTAAGAATGCAGGAAAGAATCAATACTTCATATTCTTGTCGCAGTCCCAAGATGAAAAGAAGAATCCACTCACATACACCAATAAGGTGAAGCACGTGCGCAAAATGTTTCCGCGCCATGCCCGCAGAGTGATGATAAATAAGAAGGTGCGCACTCCTTTTGATGCAGCATCGTATTTGTACGATCAGGGGTTTCGAAGCGTTTCTATGGTCGTAGGTTCTGATCGTGTCCGTGAATTCAAAACACTATTAGATAAATACAACGGCGTCAAGGGCAACCACGGTTTCTTCAACTTCCAGTCAATAAATATCATTTCTGCTGGTGAGAGAGATCCAGACTCTGATGGGATTGATGGTATGTCTGCTTCGAAGATGAGAGAGTTTGCAGCTGCAAATAACTTTGCTAATTTCTCTCAGGGTTTGGGAAGTCTGAACACCAAAGACGCCAAGAAAGTCTATGCAGATGTGCGCGCTGGAATGGGCATTAAAGAGACGAGCGTATTCTCCCGACACGTTGAATTGGAAACGGTCTCAGAAAGAAGAGAGAAGTTTGTTAGGGGCGAACTGTTTGAGTTGGGGGACCAAGTGATTGTCAAAGAGTCTGACGAAGTGGGAACCATAACACATCTAGGTACCAACTATGTTATCGTCCAGATGAGCGAAGAAAGTTTTGTGCGTAAGTGGTTAGAGTCTGTCGAGAAGATCGAAGAGGTTTCTCCACCATCAAGCGCAGAATTTATTCCCTCACCAACAGGAGGTAGACGGAGTGCTGTTGTCGACGACCAGATACGCAAACCATTCAAACTACTCGACAAGAAAGAAACCAGCGGATTGATAAAGGCATTGAAAAACCGAAAAGTGTTCACTGCCAATAAACTAAAAGGAGCAGATAATGCCAGATAAACAAACCTTGAATGTGGGAACTGTTGCCAACGATGGCACAGGAGACACTCTGCGCGCAGCAGCAGGAAAAATTAACTCCAACATGGATAACCTTTGGACAGCAGTTTATGATGGAACTGTTTTTTCTCGCACCGACAGGGTTAAACATATCATACCATTTCCGACGACACTACTTTTTGGCGTCATCGCTATGGGGAACACGTCGGACATCAACACATTTATGTTAACGTTGGATCTCACCTTGGCCGAAGACCATGTTGTAGATCTCGGCGGACACACTTATGGTTGTGACGAGACAATAAACTTGACCAATCTCGATGGGATTCGATTTACTAATGGAGTGTTTACTCGAGGAAACGGCAATCCTAACCTGGTTGGTTCTCCCCTCACATATTGGCCAGTGTTCGAGTTGACGAACTGCACGAGATGCTCCTTCGACAACATGGAGATGAAAGACGATAGAGTTGAAGTAGCGGTGAACTTTTTCGATGGACTTTCTTATGATGGACACTTCAGTGTTACACCTAATCCGACGATTCGCGCAGATTTCGAAGTGCCACTGGACCCTGTGAAATTTGCTCGTAATGGAGTACCAACAGCATTTATGAAGTTGACAAACAGCAACGATATCACTTTAGATAACTGCAGGATGTTAGATATTGTCTATGGTGTTATTGCAGCTGGGTCCGAGAAACAAAGAAGAATCGACATAAGAAACTGTACCTTCTCTACTTCGTCGGGAATAACCGATGGGAAAATGGGTGATGCAGTTTATGGAAATGGTTTGCTTGACGATTGTACATTTACAAACAATTCGGTCAAAAACGCAATGAGCGCAGTAAATACAGGAAGTGTTGGTAATAGATGGAATGTTTCAAACAATCTTATCGAGAATACAATAAACTCCGCCGTATTTTTGAGGGGAAAGGGTCATGTTGTAACAGGCAATACTATCACATATTCTGGGAGGGACGGTATCGAGGTACAGACAGATCCCACCCCTTGGTTCGGGAAAGTGGGAATTGACTCCGACGAAGGATCTTCTAGCATAACAGGAAACGTGGTCAAATTTGCTGGGTATTATCAAGAGGGAGGGGGGATGTGCATACGTTCTTATGGGGCAAATAATATAGTTAGTACGAACTTCTGTGAGATCGACAGTGCTGCTAACATGAATGTGACTTCGCTCGCCGCTGGTGTTTCTATCGCTGGAAGAAACACTATTGTTTCCTCAAATAGTATTGTTGGTCCATATGCCTTCCCCAATACGAAAGCATCAATTGCGGGTAATAGTTATTATGGAATACGTCTTGCCTCAAGTGAAACCTGGAGGGGAAACAAGTGTATAATCGGTTCCAATAATATTAGGAACGTAACATCGGGAATCACTGCTATAGGAGCGAGTGCAATAAACGAAGATCACACCCTATACAGTACACAAATATCAAACAACAGTATTTCTGGTTCTAAGTGGGGGATTTACATAGTCCCAGAGGATAAAACCGGAGTATTTTCAGATTTCATGATCAAAGACAACATTATTGATAGTTGTGAAAGCACGGGTATGTGGTTTAAGGGCAGCGGTCCAATTATTGTGGAAGGAAACTCTTTCAACAATATGAGCGACAAGATTATTAGGGTTGGTGGGGTAAATGATGTAGGGACTTTCAGGAATAATGTATGGGACGGGGAGACGCTGGACCCGACGACGGACCCGATATTAGTGGAAGTTTTAGCAACAGAATCGATCATAACAGAGTTAGGAAACTCATGGAATCCCAAAGAGTCCACGATTGTCAATGTAAGTACCCAAACAGCAGACTATAGTGCCAATGTTATTACAGACAGCACCATACTTGTCGATGCTACAATCGCAGCAGTAACGATTACTCTCCCGACTGCTGTTGGATATACTGGTAAGAACTTTCGAATCAAGAAAGTTGATAACACTGCCAACGCAGTCATTATAGACGCCGACGGTTCGGAAACTATTGATGGGGCGTTCCAAGTCACTATCAGTACACAATATGGTGTATCTGACATTGTTAGCGATGGAACAAACTGGCATATTTGTTAAATATTATATTGTATAAATATTTGCAAGATTGCGATCACAATACAAGGATAGACGGTAAATGGCATGGCTCTTAATACCAAATAATCGAGTGTGGGAATACGATAATGCACCACCAGACCCAGGTGCGAATAGTCCATACCGACCACTGTGGTTAAAACAAACTGCGGGAGTTCGGACAAATAGTGACGGACAAAAAGTTTTCACGAAAGTTCGTAAGGTTGGAAGCACTGTCGATACTATGGGCGAGATAGCTAAAACATACTGGGATGTTAAGGGAGATGACCTAAAGTTTCAGATGGAGGTGTTGATACCATCTGACGACCGAGACTTCACAATACCTTGTCAGGAGGACGGAGGAGTAGCATTCAGTGCTATAATTGATTGGGGTGATGGTACGACAACAACCACTACCACATATAACGGGGGTGGACTAACTCACACTTATTCTGCTGGCGGCACTTATACGATAAAGATCGATGGGACTTTCCCGAATATATATTTTGCTAACGTTGGTGATAAAGATAAAGTAAGAAAGGTACTAAACTTAGGTCACGTTGGTTGGACAAAACTTGACAATGCTTTTTTTGGATGTGTTAACTTAACTGAATTTTCAGCAGGTGCTTCAGATACATCAAGTGTTACAACCTTCGCTGGTTGCCTCCAATCATGTTCCGGACTGACTATACCAGAGTTAGGATTTAGTACTGAATCCGCACAAAGGTTTGATGCTTTTTTAAATGGATCCAACGCCTTGACAGATGCTCCTGGGATAGAGAAGTGGGACATCACTAATCTAACCGTGACTCCAGTAAATAATCTATACCTATTTATTTATGCCTCCGGAAAAATGACAACAGAAACATATGATGCTATGTTGATTGCATGGGCAGCACAAACACCTCTCGCGCCAGTAGGTGAGTCCAAGTTTGGACTGAGTCAGTTTAGCGGATTACCAGGACCAGCAGCAACTGCGCGAGAGGTGCTTGTCAATGCCTTTGGATCAATCGTAGATGGCAATGCGGTTCCTCTTACTTCAGCGCATACTCTCGCTGGAGCAAGTGATTGGTGGGATCCTATTGGCATTGTTTATGATGGTGGGAAACAGTGGTTCACCAACCCTAATCCCGATCAAGGTGCTGCTGCACAACCCAGCAATTCTGGAGCAAGAGCGTGTGCATTTAATGATACAGGTTTTACTGATGTGTCGGTGTCATCGACTCGGCACAGCGCAGTTGGTGGGCACTCTGGTCCGGTTGTTTGTATAAATCCCGATGATACTAAGTTCGGGTTGTCACTCTTCATTGAGGATCTCTACGGCAATGGTTTTCTCACCTATATCCTGTGGGAACTCGGTAGACAGCCTGATGATATCGCCCCGATATTATTGGCATATGCTCCAAACCGTGTTGTGGGTCATGACGTAGTTCTGCGTATGGACGTAGTTGGGGGCATTCTGAAGTGCTACGCAGATGATGTGCTGATTACATGGACAGATGGGTCAACTACTTATGACATATCCGCATTGGCACCTGGTTTGCTTAATAGCACAAAGCATGGTATGAGTGTTGATGTAAACGGGGATGGTCCCCAGACTGATGCAATGAAAGCAGGAACAGTGCCATTCGAAAGGCAAGGTAACATACCTTGTGGGATATACCCGACCGTTATTCTGCCCCTCTAAATTTAACAATAACCCACAAGGAACGAGGGAAAGAGAATATGACCATGATAACAAGAACATCAGGATTTGGGATTATAGGAACACGGGCATATTTTCCCGATCCTGCTTATCCTAATGCTTGCATTTCCTATCGTGACGATACGGTTGTCCAAGAGTTTGCTACTAAAGAACTCTTGATGTCTGCTCACAGAGAACAGTTTCCAGATCAACATAGAGAACAGTTTCCAGAAGAGTACGGTGATTAAAAGGAAGATAAAATTTTTACAATACCTACAGCAGAACTTATAGGAAAGCATCTCTATCAGGTTGAATCTTGGTTGGATAGTATTGCCCCAGAAGATTATACAGCAAAGACCATAGCACTCGGACTGCAATGTAGAAAGTTGGAAATGTTTTTTGTACACTCGGACACAGATAATTGTCTGATGGGAATAGTAATCGTTTATTCTGAAGATATTGATAACAATCTGCTTGTCGTGGGTGCTGCTGGGGATGTTAACAATGAGTGGGAGATGCTCGACAAAGACTACACAGAACTAGCGAAGTCGAGAGGATGCACCTCTTATGAGTTTCGTGCGCGCAAAGGATTCTTGCGAAAGTTTAAGAAATTTGGAATCGTTGAGAAGTATACAGTCATGCGTAAAACATTTTAACATACAGGAAGTGTATAAATAGAATCATGAAAGGCGAGAAGAATAAAAAAACAAGGAAGTGTGATGGTTATGACCCTTCTACACACGAGTGGGGCACGGATGCCTCCGTTCTTCGAGCAAAGAATTTGACACCAAACGAGAAGACAGGCATGAAGTCGTTTAAAGAGTTCACTGAGGCGACATATCAGGGTAAAAAAGTTACACTAAACAGTCCTAGTGCTGGTGACGTGAAGAAGTCTAAAGTATTTGTAAAGGATGGAGACAAGGTCAAGAAAGTTAATTTCGGTGACCCCAATATGACCATCAAGAAAGACCAGAAAGGAAACAAGGCATCCTATTGTGCAAGGTCTGCTGGCATTGAAGGCGGTGGCAAGGATAAGACGAAAGCAAACTATTGGTCGCGCAAAGCGTGGAACTGTTAGAGAAAATTAAAAAGGCAACCCATGAAAAATAAAGGTACACCACCGTCAAATAAGGGCAACCCAGTTGCGAAGCATATGAGAACTTTCAACAAGGCAACTGTCCAGCGCGACCGTAAGAAAGACGACAAGCGTGGTTACAGCAAGCACTCGAAGACATACGAGTCTGCTGAAGAGTTTGTACCCCATGATATGTTTCACCCAGAGACAGGCGAGAAGAAACGTGCCGACTCCAAAGCAACCCACCTTGTATTGAAGGCAAGAGGTTGGACCCATAGTAAGAACGAATCTGTCGAGCAGGTTGATGAGGACTATTTTTCTGTCCAGTTTTATGATGCGAAAGGTAAAGTAGATTCTTCTTCGAAAAGTTTCAAAGATCAAGCATCAGCAAAGAAGTATCTTGCTAAAGCAAATGCTACGACTAAGGTTGGATCTTACAAGATGCACAAAGTCCAAGGTCGAATGGAATCTGTCGAGCAAGTTGATGAATCTAAAGAGACGAAAAAGCAACACCAAGATGCGCTCATGAAACTACATGCACTTAAAGGCACACGTTTCTTCGACAGGAAAAAGGTCAAATACCACGAACTCGAATTAAAGAAATTGAGAGAAGAAAGTATGGAAGAATCTGTCGAGCAAGTTGATGAGAAAGTTGTACCATACAACAAGGAACTGTTAGCGCGTATGATAGACCTTGTGCAAGACTATTTGGTAGATATTAGTTCTCATGGCGATATCACTGAAAAAGATTACAAAAGTGCAATGGC